GAGCCGGGCACGATGATGGACATTGAGCAGGGTGCGGCGATTTTCATTCCCGAAGGTTGGGAAGCGGAACAAGTCAAAACTGAACAACCCAACTCGCAATATGAAATGATCATCCGCACACTTGTGCGCGAAATCGCGCGCGCACTGTGCATGCCATACCACGTGGCCGCATGCGATGCGACCGGTGCAAATTTTGCCTCGGGCCAACTCGATGCACAACCGTATTACCGCGCAATCGAAGTTGCGCGCGATGCTCTTGAAAGACAGTTGGATAAGGTGCTGGTCGAGTTCATGCGCGAAGCCGCGGCCGTGCTCAATGTGGAGTTGCCGTCGTATCCGTCGCACGAGTGGTACTGGCCTGCGATTGGCGAGCACACTGATCCGAGCCGCGTGGCCGACGCAACATCGACGCTGTACCAGGCCGGATTGACTACGGCAAAGCGGCACTACGCCACAGAGGGCGCGGATTGGCAGCGCGAGTTTGAACAGCGCGCGCGTGAGTGGGATTACCTGATCGATTACGCGACCGGCCGCGGGCTGACGTTGGAGCAGGCGTTTGCGTTTGCGATGGGCAAGGTTCCGCCTATCGCGCCGGGCGGCGGCAGTATCACGCGACCGACCGGCGGTAATAACGGCAAGCGCATACCAGTGGTGGAGGAGTCGTAGTCATGGCGTTTTCTCATAACAGCAAGACAGCAGATCGCGAGCCCGACTGGGGCAGCGTTGATAAGACGCGATTGCCGCGGATTGCGTTCGCTGATACTGGCGTGCCCGATAAGGTGAGCACGTGGCGATATCCGCATCATTGGGTTCAGAATGGTGGCGATCCCGATGAGAACGGCCGCTACACGACTGGCACGCTGTATCTGCACCGTGGCGGGNTGAACGCGGCATGGGCCGCCGCCCAGGGTGCGCGCAGCGGAGAGAAGGCCGACGCGGCTGTCATCCGTCATCTGCAGGCGCATCGGCGTGCGCTTGGTCTTGACGATGATCGCACCGAATCGAAGGCGCACGAGTCGTTTGCGCTGACAGCTGAGATCGACTTGCAGGCGTCTGAAAGCACAACGGCGCCGACGGGCGACGTTNCGTTTGTGTGCCGTGCTTACTCCGGCCGGCCGATGCGCATTGAAGGCTGGGCCGTGCCCGTCGTGGTCGATCTGAACGGCATCGACACGTCGACGCAGCAGATACCGTTGCTTGCAAGTCACGAGGCTACGCCGGACAACGTGCTTGGCGTGACTGATGCAATTGATATCGATGACGATGGCGTTGTCGCGCGTGGGCGATTGTTTGTGACGAGCGAGCGGGCGCGCCAGGTGCTGGCATTGTGGCGCGCAGGGTACAAGTGGCAGCTGAGCATTGGCGGTGAGTCGGAGCAGGTTGAATTTGTGGATGAAGGTCAGGAGGTAACGGTAAACGGGCGCAAAGTTGCTGGTCCTGTCGCAGTGGTGCGGCAGGCTCGACTGCGTGAAATTTCATGTGTGGTTCTGGGTGCTGATGCGGCGACGCAAATGCAAATAGCGGCCGCGGCGCCCAAAGTGGAGGACAAGATTATGAGCGAGGAGTCCAAATCAAAAATCGTGGAAGCGACCGCTCCGGCGAGCATCCCTTCGGCTGCGGCGCTTGAAGCGGAACTTGCCGAGGCACATCGAGTCGAGGAGCTGAAGGACGTGGCCACACGCTTTGTCGCGGAATTGAAGCGCGACTACGGCGGTGAGTGTCCGTCGAGCGTGCTTCAGCGCGTTCTCGATCTCTACAAGTCGGCCGTGCAGGCCGGTCAGCATGCGCGCGATTTGGAAATGACGTTGCTGCGCGAGCGCCCTGCGGTGCAGCCGCATGGTGGGATTATCGGCATTGGCGGCGGAGGCGCGAGAATTGGCGACGTATTGAAAGCCGCCGCGATGCTTTCCCTCAGGCTGCCCGAGCGCACCATCCTGCGTGAGTGCGGCGAGCAGGCTCTGAACGCCGCGAGCAAGCAGTTTGGCGAGCAGATCGGCCTGGCTGAGCTGGCGTTGCAGTGCGCGGCGCACAATGGTTACAGCGGTCGCCANCGCATCACGGCAAGCAACTGGCTCGACGTTGCGCGCTGGGGCTGTGGCGATATTACGGCTGGCGTGACAAGCGTTGTGTCCCTCGGGGGCATTCTCGGTTCGGTGGCGAACAAGGTGCTCGCGGAGATGGCGGCTGAGCCTGAGTGGGTGGCGCCCGTCGTGGCTGGCCGGGCTTTGCACACCACGTTTCACACGTATACCGTCTACTCGCTTGGGATCAGCGGTGAGTTGGAGACAGTGCCGGCCGGTGGCGAGCTGAAGCACCTGACCGTGGGCGAGGAGAGCTATACTCGCAAACTGGAAACGCTCGGCGCGATCCTCTCGATCTCGCGCACCGATTTCGTCAACGACGACCTGGGTGCTTTCCGTCGCGCCGTGACGATTCTTGGTCGCAAGGCGCTGGCTGCACGCGAGAAAGCCCTGTTCACCTTGATCAACAGCAGCGGCGCTGGCGCGTCGCACTTCACGACGGCGCGCGGCAACTATCTGAGCGGCACGAGTTCCGCTCTTGGCGTGACGGGCTTGTCCGCGGCCATCGCCGCATTCCGCAAATTGGCCGATGCCGGTGGCGACTACATGGGCTTGACGCCCTCGCTGCTGCTGGTTCCGGCGGCTCTGGAGGCGACGGCTCGCATGCTGCTGGCTCCTGGCAGCACGCTCATCACATCGGGTGGTACCACGCTCGATGTGCGGAGTAATACCAACATCTATGCCGGTCAGTTCGGCGGCGCGCCGGTCGTCTCGCCGTGGCTCGATGCTGGCAGCGCGACAGCGTGGTATCTCTTCGCGCGTCCGACGGCGGTGCCGTGCTACGAGATTGCTTACCTGAGCGGGCAGGAGACGCCGACCGTCGAATACTTTGGGTTGGACGCAACTGCAAATGTGCTTGGCATGACGTGGCGCGTGTACTGGGATATCGGCGTTGCCGCTGCCGAGTGGCGTGCCGGGGTGAAGTCCGCAGGCGCCTGATAACGGAGGTAAATAGCAATGAGCGCGACAATCGTATCGAGTGGTTGCAGGATTCCGTACACACCGGAGTCTGACGTTGACGCAGGCGATGTCGTGGTGATCGGCACGATGGTTTGTGTTGCTCCGTCGCCGATTGCGGCCGGCACTACGGGCACCGTAATCGGGCCGGTGATGGCGAAGGCGGAGATGCCTAAGGCAAATGTCGCCATCACTCAGGGCGCAGCGTGCTACTGGGACGCGACGGCTGGAGCGGTGACGACTACGGCGACGGGCAACACGTACATCGGTCCGGCCATCGAGGCTGCGGCGCAGGCTGCAACGACGGTGATCGTTGGAATCAAGTAGCTATGGATTTCGCTGCTGCGATGGAGTGGCAGGTTGAGCGCCTCGCGACACTGGCGCAGCAGGTCGAGTATCGTCCTGGCGGCGACGCAAACCAAGCCGTCGATGTCCGCGCAATCGTCGATGTGAGCAACGTCGAGCAGACGCTTGGCGATGGCGCTGTGGTAGTCGCACAGTTCCGCGATTACGTGGTCTGGTCCGACGACCTCGGCAGTATTACTCCGGCTGCTGGCGATATTATCGTCGATGGCGGGGTGCAGTACGAGGTCGTTGAGAACGATGGCCTCGTCGCTACTCCCTGCGACGTCGCGGCAGCGCATGCAGCGACGCTGCTGCGCGTGCACACACAGCGGCTGGCGCTGCTGCTGCTGGCGTGTCTGCTGTGGTTTGGCGGCTGTACGGGTGAGCGCCGCGACTACGGCGCCACGGCAGCTGCAATCGCACAGCACGATATCACGCAGATGAGCGCGACGGTCGAGCGCGTCGCCGATGACGTCGGCGGCTGTGCTCGCGTCGTTGCGACGTCCAATGATCCCAAGGCTGCGGCGGTTGCACCGCGTCTGGAAAACGATGCACAGCAGCTGCGTGACGTGCATGCGAGCATGCGCACGGCAGCTCAGCAGGTGCATCAGGCGCAGGCGACCATCGAGCGCCTGACATCGGCGGTGGACAGGCTGGAGCGCTACGGCGGGGTGATTCGCTCGCTGTACTGGGTCGGCGGCCTGCTGGTGGCCGGGGGTGCGGCCGCCCTGGTGCTGGTATCACGCAGCATCGGCCTGGCGGCGATTGCAGCAGGGCTGGCGCTGGGAGGGTACGGCATGATCCTGGCACGAGTGTCTGAGTTGTCGGCGGCATTCTGGTACGTGGCAGCGGGCATCGCGCTGATCGGCGTGGTGTGGCTTGTGGCAATGCGCATCTATCGCGGCAGCTGGAGCGCGGCGCTGCGCGACTTGTGGCCGTTCGATGATGAGGAGTAGCGAATGTCGCAGGATAGCGAACAGATTTTGCGACGGCTGGCTGATGCAATGTTTGATCCCACGCAAGGCGTGGTGGCGCGGCTTGCGCGCATCGAGGTCAGCATGCGTGAGACTGAATCGTATCAGCGGCGGCTCTCGCAATTGGAACGTCTTGTAGGGCGCGCGCTGGTGGCATATGCGGCGCTTGCCGTTCTGGCCGGCGCGGCCAGCGGCTTGTTGTTTGACGCGGTGCGCAAGTGGCTGAGGATTTGATTATGACCAGGAAACAACTGATTCGCATTTTGATCTCCAGACTGCCTAACGGTGGATACAGAGCGCGTGCTGCCGTGCAGTCCATCGAGCAGACCGGCGAAGACACGCGCATCGTGACTAACGATAGCGATGTCGAAATACCGCAGGCTGTGTTGGATTGGATTGCATCGCTGACGGAGTAACGTCATGGCGACTGCTGTGCGCACAGCTAACGGGACGTGGGACGACGAGAACTGGACCGGCGGCAGCGGT